GATGGGGTTAATACCCTTGCCGATTATGTTGCAACAACCCTTGGACCCAAGGGACAGAATGTTCTCATCCATCAGAAAGATAAGAGGCCCTTTATCACAAAGGATGGAGTAACCGTCGCTCAGAATATGAGCTTCGAGGATCCACACATGAACGCAGGTGCAGAGGTTGTAAAACAGGTTTCTGCCATGACTAATGCTGAAGCAGGAGATGGTACCACTACAAGCACCATTCTAGCCCGAGAAATCCTGCGTCAAGCCAATAAACACATCGAAGCGGGCGTTAGCCCTATCGAGATCAAACGTGGCTTAGACAAGTGTTGTGAGGTTGTGTGTGAAGGCATTGAAGGTTTGGCAAAGCCAATATCTTCAACAGAAGACATCCGGCACATTGCTACTATCTCCGCAAACAATGACACAACCATTGGGGAATTAGTCGCGACAGCTGTGGACAAAGTGGGAAAGAATGGCTCTATCTCAATCGAAGATGCAAAGTCTCACGACACAACACTGGAACTGGTAGAAGGGTTTAAGTTCTCATCTGGTTATGCCGCCCGGGCCTTCGTTACTGACGAGAGATTGGGTCTTACAAAGTATGACAATCCGATGTTCTTGATAACTGACAGCAAGATTGATCAGGTAAATGATATTCTTCCAGCTCTAGAGATAGCAGCCAGAGAAGGTCGACCTTTCATTATTGTCTCGGATGAAATCGAAGGTCAAGCATTGGCTGCTCTCATTATGAACACTATCCGTGGCTCGATGAAGGTTGCAGCAGTTAAGGCACCCTCCTATGGCGAAGACCGCAGAGGCATCATGTCAGACTTGGCGATCACTACAGGCGCAAAGTTCTTTCAGCAATCAATGGGTCATAAGATTACAGAAGTATCACTGATTGATTTTGGTAAGGCACGTTCAATCGAGATCAGTAAGTCTCGCACCACAGTTGTGGATGGTGAGGGTGACTACGAAAAGGTTGAAGGTAGAGTTGAGGAGATCAAGAACGAGATCAACGACACTGAAGACTTACATGCTGCACAACGATTGCAAGACCGAATCACGCGCCTGTCTTCAGGTGTCGCGATTGTAAAGGTCGGCGCAAACTCAGAAGTCGAACTGATTGAGAAGCGTCATCGCATCGAAGATGCTCTTGAAGCAGTCAACTCAGCCCAACAAGAGGGTATTGTCTTGGGCGGCGGCATGACTTTGATGAGAGTATCAGAAGCTTTGAACATTGAGTTTGATAACGAGGAGCAGGCCACTGCCCTTACAATTATTAAGAAGGCGCTCTTGGCACCATTCAACACAATGGCTTCCAATGCTGGCCACAACCCAGAAGTGTTGAGGATCAATATGGGAGAGTGTGAAGACATGGAAGGTTACAACTTCTTGACTAACAAGAAAGAAGATCTATTTAGATCCGGAGTGATTGACCCTGCAAAGGTCACCAGGTGCTCCGTCAAGAATGCAGTATCTGTTGCAGGAACTCTTTTGCTAACAAATCACAGCATTGTTCACTAGCTTCTACTATTTAGTAGTAAGCAACAGGAGGGCTTTATTATGGTTGACGACAGCAGAGTATGCATGCTGGAAATGCAAGGTAAGCTTGACAAAATATGCAACGGCATGGATGTCATGCAAAATAAACAAGAAGAGATGTCGCAAGATGTAGCCAAAATTAAAGAAGCAGTTTACAATCCAGACAACGGCCTCTATGCTAGACTTAGAGAGTTGGAGACTTGGAAACAGACTTCTTCCAGGCTTATATGGACGCTTTTTACATCTGTCGTCGGCCTAGTAGGCGCCTTCGTACTTACAAAATTCGGATAAGGAAAAGTAATGTTACTTAAAGTAAAGCAATTAATTATTGAAAACAACGGTTATAGAAGAAACGTAATCTCAAAAAACATCTATATAAACAGCTCAAGCATTGTATCTATTGTTGATTATGAGGGCGCCGAAAACTTCCTGCTAACAGAGCAGTCTTCTTTCGCATCAGATAGTTTTTCGCTAATCAAAGTAAACCAGGGAAATACAGTGAGAGATGTCATTGCCTTCGGCACTGCGGATAAAATCTACTCAGAAATAAGCAAAGCCAACCCAGGCCCACGTATACTCAATGACTAACCGATTTATCATAATCGGCAGGTCATCATGTGAATTTTGCACGTATGCGGTGGATTATTGCAAGGCCATCAACGCAGAATATCTTTTTCTTGATTACAACAATAATCGAGAGATATTGGATACTTACAAGGAGTTTCACGAGCAAGGAACTATACCAATCATTCTTGCAAATGATATTGAGACGGGCCACACTAAAAAGGTCGGAGGTTACACCGATCTGTTAGATTTTACAAAAAAAGAGAAAAAAGATGTCACAAGGAACAAAAAATAAAGAACCTGTAAAGATCAGCTTGGCAGGTATCAAGCTTATAAAGAAGCCTGCCGAATCGTTTCTTATGAAAACAGAAGAATTCTTAAAAGATCACTATGATGGGACGTACAAGCACACTAGTGATAACCTTATAACTCTCATGGAGTTGAGAATTTCAACTCAAATACTTGTAACATATCTGCAGGATCTGTGTGATCAAGCAGAGGAAGCAGACGTTTCTCATTTATTTTTAAATCCCCAAGAAATAAGGATGATAGCATCTCTATCAAAAGGTTTATCTAGTGCGGGTTATGTTCAACTTGGTAACACTAATCTAAGAGCACATTAAAATGAAACTCTGGATTGGAATATCCCTTTTTGCCTTGGGGCAGGCACTAGGGTGGTTTCAACTTAACCTGCAGAAGATTTCAACTTGGTGGTCTGATAAACCTATAGTCTCTGCCTTTGTTATCGGCGTTCCTACTAGTATTCTTTTTTGGTACGCATGGAGGATTATATCGACAGAAATGGAGTCTGTCTGGTCCGCAAGGTTTATAGGATCTTGCGTTGGTTATGTTGTTTTTTCTATATTGACTTGGACAATGTTAGGGGAATCTATGCTAACCACGAAGACAATGTTATGTCTGTCCCTCTCCTTTTTGATTATAATGATACAGATTTTTTATTGAACCAATTGCTAATTAACTATTTAGTATAAAAAGGTGTTTTATTTTATGCAGTTCAACAAACAATGGAAAGAATATTTGATTGAAACCCGCTGGCCAGGGTTCCTCCTTGAAGCAAGAATAAAGGATGTAAAAGCCAAATATCCAGTCTTGAACGACGCCGGGTGGCTCGACTGGGCCCGACGCCAAATCGAATACTTGTTGACCCCTAAAGGGGTATCAAAGTATCTTATGTGGTATGCTCGAGAAGCAGACCGCCGCATTGGAGTTGACGATCCAGACGAACTAAGAAATGATCCAGATGTCCTGGAAATGTCCGAAGCTATACTTGACCATATTGTATTGTTCAATCAAAACCAGCACAAGTTTGAAGAAAAAGATATATACAAATACCACGACGAAGAACTCAAGAGAATGCTAAATAAGCTAGGTGTCACGACATCAGCAAAAGCACAGAAAGCTGCAGCAGATAAAAAACAAGCAGAAGAAAACTCTGAAGTTGTCTACGCAGATTACGGAGTATTCGCCATCCGGCCCTTGACAGAACAAGCAAGCTGCTACTACGGTCGCAATCCAGAACTTACAGATTGGTGTATATCAGAGAAAGAAAAGAGAAACTATTTTGTACAATATACTGAAATGGAAGGTAAAGCATTTGTGATGGTTTACTTTTCCGGGTTGAGAGAAGGCCACCCAAACCATCTGATCACTTTGGAGCTTGACCACGAAGGCGACTTGACTATGATTTGGGACGCACCAAACGAAGCGCAAGATCCCGATGATCTGTATGGTATCATAAGAACTCATCTCCGCGGCCTGCCACAGTATAAGGATATCTCCGAAGAAGATCTGGATGAGTTGGAAGACATGATACGTCACGATCTGTTGGCTGGAGCAAAAGAAGCGGTAATGGACAACCCTCCTCCTAACGCCTTTGTGGCTACAGAGAGAGCATGTGAAGCCATAGCAAACGAAGCGAACTCAGATCTAGAGCATGTTACAGTCTATTTTGACGTAGAGGACGATTATTACGAAGGCGATATGCCGATGGTCTTTTACGGCGCCGATGTAGAATTTTCCATTGATATTTCCGGCCCGGTATACAATAATACAGAGAAGGATCTTGAAGACCTTGACTATTCAACTGCCGCAGCCCTTGTCGGAGAAATAGAAGATAAGATGTCCCAATCTGGTATCTATGGCTATAGCGAACTAGACCTTCATGCCGACGCCGGCGATCTCTATGTAGAGCTGAAAATGAGACCAGAAGAAGCAATGAACGTAGAAGGCTTCAGAGAATTCTGTGCTTTCGACGCCGCAACAGCAGACAAGGAAATAGATGATATTGCAGAAGTAATAAAGGCTGTGTTGGCTCAAGAAGGGTACGCGAAGCCTCCAGGGCAACAGCTTCAGCTTCCAGGAATAGATGAAGATATACAAAAATATTTCAGTCACAACCACTTGACAAAGCAAAGCTTTTATGATAATGTAGAAGACATGATCACAGAGGAAAAGGGTAGAAGTAGGCAGCGCGGCATATACAAATTTTATTGTATGCTTTCATATGGATTGACAATAGAGGCAGACAAAAGCCGCGGCCTAGACGATATATTAGCAGACCTTCGTGCACTGCCAAATGTAACGATCGTAACTGTTGTAGTCAAGAACCAGAAGATCTCAGAAGGCAAATATATTGCAGGCTTGTCAATCAAGTTTATTCCTTCTGTCCCTGGCCAATTTAGATCACCAGAAGATGTCAAATCTAGGATCCTGAGAGATATTAGAAGACTATCAAACGTACAAAGTATATTCAAAGTTTCAGCAGGGCTTGAAAGGCTAGAGTAGTGAGAACTCCAGAAGATTTTCGCAGAGATGATGTTAAATCTATCTTTAAGAGAAGACTAAAAGAAGATGTAATCAATCTTAAGCCACTTTCCATAAAAATAGAAGAAAACCTACTTAGCGACAAAACAATCGTGGATTTATCTTTCGAGAAAAAAGTTGCTGATTTTTCAAAAACCTATACATTTCAAGAAGTTATGGGCTCTGGTTTTGTGGACGCAATGTTCAAAGCGTGTTACACAAACTTTATAGAAGACTACAAATCTCTTAGGCATTTGACGCTTGTAGACGTGATTGTAAAGCCTATCTTCTCCATGTCAAGATCAGAAGCAAAAACAGATGCAAAGACAGATGTTATCTTCAGGATCGAGACGAAGAACCATGGCATTTCAGAGTTCAGATCTAGATCAAGATCAATAGTTTATTCTAGTTTGGAATCCATGTTGCGCGCCTTTCAGTTTTACATGAACTGTGACAAGACATTCAACCAATTGCAAGAAATCCTCAAGGATGCTAAATCCAGAAACAGAGGAGACATAGCCCAGAACTGCATATCAGACCTTGCAACCCTTGCGGGAGTCAATTGCTATGTTTAATTTTTTAGATAAAATTATGCCTGCGATTGTCTTTCTTTGGATCATCTCCTTAATTACTCTAGGAGTTGTATCATATTATGCAGAAGAAGAAATCAACAGCCAGAGGATTGAAAGTGGGCGACCTAGTGTACCATCTCCTGTACGGGAAGAAATGGGTAGGGATTTTATTGGAAATCATTGACGTATATGAAAACGACGCGAGATCAAAAAATCACAGAGAACTGGGCCTAGTAAAGATGCAGCCCGGAACCCAATACGAAACCTTTTTCGAGAAGATGGTTTCAAGACAAAGCCGGATTTCTGATTCTTTGGGATTTGTTTCAACCAATTGGTTGTTTAAGCTAGAAGAAGCCGAGAAAGAAAGGGACTAAATTGAAAGGCTACATACTTAGAAAAGGCGACATGATCACAGCAGGTTCAAATGTTGGGATAATCACGAAAGTGACGCCGAGATATATTTATTATTTTATGAAAGGCCGCATCGCCAGAGTAAAGAAAGAAACAGTATGGGACTACCACGACACAGAGGAGAAGGTATCAATAAGTTATGGGAGCCATAACAGAAGAAGACCACAGAGAAAGTTGAGAAGTTTAGACCTACATGGAACTTATCATGCCGATGTTGAAGAGAAAGTGAAAAGTTTCTTAAATTTTGTTGAACTACCCTGTAAGATAATAACAGGAAAATCAGACAAGATGAAGTCTCTTGTGCAGGAGATCGTATATGAATATGGATGGGACTGCAGGGTGCTAGATCCAGTTAATACAGGAACTCTTCTTGTGAGGGAAAAATGAAGAATTGGAAGCCGATAATTATTGAGAACAGCAGGATACCAAAAATTTTGTCTTTTTTTGCTCCAATAGAAATCGGAGCCATATCTTTGTTTCCTTTTGTTTTCTCACGAGGGGTAGTAAGTGAGTCAACAAGAAGGCACGAAACAATACATTTTCAGCAACAATTAGAGACTTTTGTTATCTTTTTTTACATTATCTATCTTTGGGACTATTTGAGGTCAAGAATTGCAGGCAATACTGGCAAAAAATCTTATAGATTAATCAGAGCAGAGAAAGAAGCTTATGAAAATGAGCTAGATGCAGACTATTTAAAGAGTAGGCCGAGGTATTCTTGGCTTAGACAATAGCTATGCTGAAGAAAACTCTAATTTGTTTATTACTCTTGGCGTGTGACAACGGCCAGGAGATACCTGTGCTTGAATCAACAGAACAGGATACACCAGACGAACTGTTTGTCTGCTATAACCCATCTTCACCTCAACATGGCAAGCTTTGTTCAGATGATTGCTATATAACTCTGCAAGATAATCCCTATTGTTGGTCCATAAAGAAAGAAGATTGCTATGAACCACATCTCCACCAATGGCAAACAGATCACTGCCATTTTTTTGAATAAAAAGCTTTACTTAGCACAGAAAATGTTATATTATAAAGTATAAACAAAAACAGAAGTTATCAATGTCAAAATCCCCAGAACTCATCATTTACACAGGGCCAATGTTTGGCGGTAAAACTACCAAACTCTTAGCAGCTCTAGAGAGGTACCAGTACCAAAATAAGCGTACTGCACTGTTCAAGCCGAACATGGACGTGAGGTATTCTAAAGATAAGGTAGTTACCCACAGGGGACAGCACCACAAGTCTCTCTTGGCAAGAACAGGAGAAGACATTATTCGTTCTGCAGAGCAAGCAGACGTTATAGCTGTGGATGAAATGTTTATGATACCTGGATCCGCAAAAGCACTACTAAAGCTTTTCAGTCAGGGAAAGACAATCTTAGTCTCAACCTTACAACTGTCCTCACATCCGTCGGCACTTGAGGAGGTATCAGAAATAATGCCATGGGCAACAAGAATTCAGATATGCCCTGCAGTGTGTTCCAAGTGTGATAGAGATGCATACTATACAAGAAGATTGGTCGACGGCGATGATACCGTACAAGTCGGCGGTCAAGAATCTTATGAGCCTTTGTGTTTCTATCACTATTCAGAGATAGAAAATATAAAATTTTAACATTTTATTCTTGACTTTCCACCGAGAATGTCGTAATATATTAACACGAATTGAGAAATTGCTTTAAATATAAAGGAGAAAATATGAGCAACGTAGATAAGATCCCTGGAAATGACGACACCATTGTCACACTATCATATGAAGACCATCACGAAGGGTGGCACAGCACTGGAGAACTAGAGAGCGAATCAGTGGTAGAGACATGCACCGCAGATCAAGTCGCACAACTGATCACGGACCCAGATCTCAAGGTAAAGACTAGCTTCGGCGACGAGCTTGCAATTGATGTTCTTCGGGACAATGATTATCTCGAAGATTATGAGCGAGGTTCATATGATTTTGATAATTATGTAACAGAACAAATCCAAGAGAATTTTTGGGAACTCGACAGCCTTATTGAGTGCAGCATTGAGCAGTACGACTACAAGAGAGGTAAGTGCACTGTTTCGGCAGAACTTACAACAACCCTGGGTGCACTAAAGCAGTCACCGAGTTCAGCGCGAGGCTGGACTGCTTCGGTTGATCATAATGGTGGAACATTCTCCGTAGATATCTAATTCACCAAATAGTGCTTGACAGGGGCTTCGGCCCCTGTTATACTTTATATACACAACGATCAAAGAGGTCAAGATGACTCTAATACGAGAAAGCAATCCAAAAGGAAAGTCCGCATACAGCAGACTGACATCCATCCAGGAAGCAGCTGAGCTGTTCACGCAAGTCCACTCCAGCATGATTCGTGCCGGCAACAATCTAGAAAAAATGATAACTGAAGGCACCAGCTTCTCAGTGCACCCACCTTCGCCTCGGTGCAAAGGTCTTAAATATGTCGATTTACAATTAGATACATTAACTCAGAAAACCCTGGTTTCAAAATTGGTTCTCAAAAATCAAGAAGGTCTAGAAAATACGGACCTAGATTTTGCAGTTATTGACCCAGAACAGAAAAAAATCACCATCATTGAAATGAAAGACGGGGATAACTTCGACACTAAGAAGGCGTCAGCTGAGACAAAGAAGCTTTTCCGCCTGGCAGAATGGCTCCGAGCACAGCATCAAGGGTGGGAAGTTTCCCCACAGATCGTTCTTTGGAACAATAAAGATCTTGAGAGATCGTCTTTCAAAGATAAGTCCGCTAGGGAAATACTCTTAAATGGACAAAGCGCTGAAAATCTATTAGGTGTCAACAGCGAAAAGATTAACAACTTAAGAAAATTAAGTTTCATCGACAATGATAAGTACGTCTTGCAGAGGATGGCATCCATTGTTGACAGAGCAAGACAAGGAGGAGAAATTCTTTGAAACCTTTTTTTAAATACAGTGGCGGCAAAAGAAAGGAGGCCCCAACTGTTGAGAAGTATATGCCAAAAGAGTTCGACAAGTTTTACGAACCATTCCTAGGCGCCGGAGCTATCTGGTTGCACCTTCAACACTCGGAAAACGTAGTAAATGACAACTTTCCAGATGTTATGAATTTTTTTAGAGTTCTGAAAAGGGACACTGAAAAGCTGGTAGGAGAAATCAACAAACTCAGTAGCGAATACAGCAAAGAAATATCAGCAGTAAAGAAGAATGTTAAGCTTGAGAAAGAACTAGGGAAAGAGCAAAACAATCTTGCCAAGATTTACGCCTCAGAGAATAGTTCGATTAAAAAAGCAACAGCTATCCTTGCGGCAATGAAGCCTAACGAGGAAGGAAGAATGTGCTCCAGGCACAGTGCAGAAACCTTATCAGAAGTTGCAGAAACTCTCGCAAGCAGAGAACAGAAGATCAAAGATAGCAAAACGTTGATCAAAGACATGAAAGAGAGACTGAACAAGGACGTTAATCAGATCGCGGATAAGTATTACTACCATTACAGAGACAATACGTTTACAGATGATTATGACCAAGCGCTTAGTTTTTACCTTATGAGGCAGTTATCGTTCTCAGGAATGCTAAGGTTTTCCTCAGAAGGGAAATTCAATATTCCTTATGGCTGGTACAAGTCTTTCAAAGGTATTGATCAACCTATCGACGATATAAAGAAAATACTAAACAACACCACCTTTATGCAAGGTGATTGGAAGGAATGTGTAAAAAATGCAACAAAAGATGATTTTGTTTTTCTGGACCCTCCGTATACCAGAGTTTTTACTGATTATCATCCCGCTGGTCAGTTCGGGCCTGCACAGCAGATAGAGTTGGCTGATTGGTTCAAGAGCACCAAGGCGAAGACTATGATAATTCTCAACAGAGATGAGTTCACAGAAGATCTCTACAAGGATTATATCGTGGATGATTATGATTTTAGGTATTCTGTTCAGTATCGAGATAGAATGACAGAAAAAGATTCTAATGCGAAACACTTTGTTGCGATCAACAACTATACGCCTGCATCCCTTTCAGGGCAGAGCAGTGAATAAATTAGAAGAAGTCATAGAAAAAACACTTGACAAATTCAAGCATAATCAGGTAAACTTATTATCAGACGCTGCCAGAAAGGTTCTGGTTTCGGCAATTGCCAAAGATATATACACAGAAATAGAACAAGAAAGAAAGAGAAAGCAATGAATCTAGGATATGCTTGCATCAATATGTCACTGTCTGACGTACCAAAATCTCGACGGATCACAACAAACAGATCAATGATCAAGAGAACCTTTCAAGCTAAAGGTTTACCTTATGTATCTGAGATCGCACTACAGAATGTCAAAGACCTTTTGAAGATACTTGAATGGAATGAAGAAAACGGTATCAAGTTTTACCGTATGTCATCAGACATTTTCCCTTGGATGAGTGAGTACGAGCTTCACGAGCTGCCAGATTACAATGAGATTTGCTATCACCTAGATCTTGCAGGAGAGTTTGCAACACGCAACGGCCACAGGTTGACTTTCCATCCCGGCCCATTCAATGTACTTGGATCCCCCAAGAAATCCGTCGTAGAAAAAACAATCAAAGAACTCAATAGTCATTCAAAGATCTTTGATCTAATGGGTTTCATCCCCAGTCACTACAACAAGATCAACATTCACGTAGGCGGCACATATGGTGGGGACTTCGAGGGAACTAGCCGCAGATGGTGTAGAAACTTCCTCAGACTGGATCCAGGCACCAGGGCAAGGCTTACTCTGGAAAACGACGATAAAGCCTCCATGTGGTCTGTTTGGCACCTTTACAGCTACATTTACAAGAAAGTGAAAGTGCCAATCGTGTTTGACTATCATCATTTTCGTTTTTGTCGCATGGGCCAAACAGAAGGAGAAGCAATCCAGCTTGCAGCCTCGACATGGCCAAAAGGTATCAAGCCGGTTGTTCACTTGTCAGAGTCCCGACGGGAAGAACAGAGAGATGAGAAGATCAGAGTTCAAGCGCACTCTGATTACATCTATAACAAGGTTGACTCCTATGATGTAGAATACGATATGATGCTTGAATGCAAGATGAAAGAGCAAGCATTGTTGAAATATCGAAATATTCTCCAAGAATAATATTTGATTTTTCCATACTATTTATGGTATGGATTTTAAAAAAGGGGACGAGGTTTGGATCCTTGATTTTCCCTTCGGGCGTCCACTGAATATAAAAGGAACGATAGTGGGTAAAGTCGGAAGAGAACACTATAACGTCAAGATCCAAACAGGCATCCTAGAAGGGGATGTGATAAAATACAAATACTGGAAACTTTATTCCCTTGACAACCAAGAAGAAATAGTGTAATATTATTAAATACTTATCGGAGAAAAACTTTGGCCTTCAACAAAAGACAATTTTATGTGAACACACCTGATGGGGATACGATACTGACAGAAGTCTTTCAAGAAGACGACAAAGTGACGATCCTTCTCGGAGAAAACAAAAGAATAGATCTAGATGTTGAGTCAGCTTTTGAGTTAGCAGATACACTTTTAATTTTAGCAAACGATATGGGTGGATATGAAAATGAGTAATACTAGAAAAGGTAAGGGCGTTGTGTGGAAAGAGACAACGAAAGGGCCCTTTGGTGAAGACAGAACTATTTCTGGGTACACCATAGATAACTTGGACACAAAAAACTTTAAAGACGCGGCATCAAATTATGAAAAACTTTTCATATTATTGAGAGAACATCTCAAAAATAGCGACACCGCCATGGCGGAAGCCGAACATTTGCAGTTTTGTCAGACGATGGCTGATGCTGTTCGCTCAAAAGGTCTTCTAAAGTGACACGCGGCGAAGAAGTTAGAGTGATAGAAAAGTATGATCTTTTTGATATAAACATCAAAGGTGAAAAGGGGATCTATCTATCTACGGACAAGACAACAGGGAAGCATCTGGTTTACTTTTCAATAAACGGAGAGTACGCAGAGTTACCAGATGAGTTTATAAAGCGCCTCGACCCCGGAAAAGTCTCACTGGAGAACCAAGAATTCGTTGATCGTATCAAGACAATGAAGATAACATACGCCGCAGAAGATTGAAGAAAGAAAAGCTAAAAAAGAACACCATGTTCTATTCCACTAGATTTGAGTGCATGGGACAGTGCCTAGGTGTTAAAGGTTTTATGGGTTTTATGATTTGGACTAAACCTACGGCGCCAATGGGTTGGTACCACTGCAGCGAGCTTGTCCACGACGTAAGCGAATTAAGACAACAAACTTCTTGACTTTCCCTCAAAATTAATATAATATAAGATATAACAATTAGAAAGGCCTAACATGAAGTCTGGCGATTTAGTTAAAAGTTTAGATCATAACGCGTTGGCGGTCGTACTGTGTGCAGGTAATTCCCCGATTTTCGACGGTAATACAAGTGTTGTAAAGATTCTGGTACAAGGCGAATGTAGACCTAGGTATGCCCTAGAGACAGACCTAGTTGTGTTGTAGTATGAAAGAATATTCTCTGAAAGACATTGATGTTATCATAAGCAGGGGCAATAAAATGTTCTCACAGAGAGAGCACAAGTTTTTGCAATCAGCACGGGAACAACTTATATTGTCAAGAGCCTTAACGTACCCTCAAAGATCTTGGGTAGACAGTATCGAGAAGAAGTATAGTCCAGAAAAAATAAAAGAAGAGTCAGAGTGGCTTAATGGTTTTGATAGCGCCAAGCGAACCATCGCCTTGCAGGTCGCAAAATACTATGATGCAAATCCACCTTATTATTCAGGGCTTGTCCACACGATACTTTCAAACCCTGAGACAGCAGTCTTAACGTCTTCTGAGTGGAAACAGTTCTGCGAAAATAAATACTCTCTCAAGGTCAGAAAGATATATGAACAGCAGCTAAAATTTAAGGTAGCAGACTGTGTTCAAATAAGAGTGAATAATCGTCTAGACCTTGCAAACTGTGATCCTCATGGTTTTCCGAATAGGGCAGCTAGACACAGAGAGAAAAACAAAATAGGGTTTATCCTGGAGGCAGACGCTAAACCAGTAACAAGGACAGCAAAAGGATCTAGGATTTACAAAATACTACTTACAGGGGACACGCACCCCATTTATGCACATGAATCTGATCTCAAGAGGAAACGATAATGGCTTATAGAATTAAACATATTTCATACCTATCAAATGGCGAAAGAAAAATCATAAAAAGCAACTCAACAGGGTTGTTTACACTTAGATCCACAGGAGGAAAAGGCTCCGCAAAGTGGAAAATTAAATCAGGAAGGCCCATGAAAGCAGCCGACTTGGTAAAGCACCCTTCTGTGAAAAACGGAGATCCAGTATTAACACTAACAAATGGAGATAAAATGAGAGTTTATCTTTCAGGCGACCCAAGTCATATGGTAATAGAGGCACAATCTATTATAGAAGATCACGACAACACAAAAAAGAAAGAAGAAAAGAAACCAAAGCTTGACCTAAAGCCAAACAGCAACGCAACAAACTCAGAATCATACGAAGAGCAAACCCTTCGTGATCTTTTTGCGGATTTTCCAGAATGGTAAAAGTTGGAGATTTGGTTTATGTCGTTTCAACTCGTCAACAAGATCCATGCCCTAAAAATGTAAAAGGAGTTGTGTTCTCTCAAATAGACGAGAACTGGTTTAGGATTTATATTTCCTGGGATGAACACACCCGGGTCCAAGATTATCCAAGATGGATGCTAAAAAAAGTTATAAAAAAGATTGACTAGCCCATTTTTCTGTGATACAATACATATACAAAATTAAAGCAAAGGAAAGAGAATGCTTAAAAAATTAATTATTATTTCGATGCTCGCAGCGACACCGGCTGCAGCACAGTCGTATGAGTGCGACAACAATTTTGAGGACTGTGGGGCCCCTAATATGAGTGGCGGCGGAGGCCAAGCCGGAGGAGGAGCAATCCTAATCAATAACTCAGACTTGGGGGACAGCTACCAACGCGCCGATGATTTCGACGACGACGGCATTGAAGACAATTCAGATAATTGCCCACGCGTTAAGAACGAGGCTCAATTTGATACTGACGGTGACGGTGTTGGTAACTTGTGTGATAATTGCCCAGAGATCAGGAATGAGCAACAGTACGATCTAGATGGCGATGGGCTAGGTAACGTTTGTGATACGGATTTAGACGGAGATAATGTCCAGAATACAGAAGACATTTGCCCTTCGATAGTCAATCCATCTCAGTCTGACGTGGACGCCGATGGCCTCGGTGACCCTTGTGATGACGACATCGACGGCGATGGTGAAGGAAACCTTGTGGATAGGTGCCCGATGTCACCTTCCTCAGAACTCTCAGAAGAGTGCTTCTCTGATGAAGATGCCGATGGTGTGTCTGACTATGGAGATAAGCCAGATAATTGTTATGGCATCTCTAATCCAGATCAGTACGATACCGATCTAGACGGCATCGGTGACGCATGTGATCCTGACATGGATGGTGACATGGTGCCCAACCAGATGGACAACTGTAATGGGATCTTTAATCCGGAACAACTTGATGCAGATCGAGATGGCCAAGGTGACGAAGGTTGTGACGATCATCAGTGCTTTGTTGTCTATGGAGACAAAGAAAATTGTTTGGACCCATCAGCACCCTTGAAGGTTTATTCTCCAGGCATCTCTTTAGAGTTAGGAGAAGAAGTGCGCTTCAGGTTGTTCCAGAATAGAGAAAATCAGCCAACTAGGTATACTTGGTCGATTACTAGCAGGCCATCACAATCGCGAGCAACGATCACCAATCCAGCCGGCAGCACTGATAGCTCAAGCATGTATCGGTATAGGATGCCCGAGGAGCCCACTTTTACACCGGACAAGCCCGGTATTTACTGGATCACTGTTAAGGCTGAATCTTTATTTGAGGATGCTGTGACAAACGAGGTGGAGACAACTGCACAACATACGTTTACCTTATCTGTCCAGGGAGAAGTGAAGTCAGCTTCGGGCTGTAGCACATCGTCTCAAAATAATCAAAGTTTGTTGTTGACTTTGTTGGTTGTTGGTGGTATTATAAATATAAGAAGAAAGAGAAGTTAAAAAACAAGCCTCGGTAGCTCAGCTGGATAGAGCAACGGCCTTCTAAGCCGTAGGTCATAGGTTCGAATCCTATCCGGGGTGCCATTGCTGGTGTAGCTCAGATGGTAGAGCAGTTGATTTGTAATCAACCGGTCGTAGGTTCAAGTCCTATCACCAGCTTTTCGGGGTGTAGCGCAGTCTGGCAGCGCATTTGGTTTGGGACCAAAGGGTCGGAGGTTCAAATCCTCCCACCCCGACACCTTAATAAAAAGGAGACTTAAAAATGAAAACAGGCGACTTAATTCAACTTTCTTCTTACGGCCAACGCAGAGAATACAATCTTCAAGTATCCAAAGTGGATAAATTTGGCATTGTGGTCAAGAAAATGGGCCCACATTTCATGGATGGTTGGTTCAAGGTCCAGTGGTTTCCATCCGGGAAGATGTTTAATCACTCAAGAAAGGAGCTAAAATTTGCAAAAAAGTCTTGACACTTTACTTTTCTTGTGATATAAATAGTAGTATGAAGGTTAGACAAGAATTCGACACTGGAGATTTAGTATCAATCGTGCACCAGAATCATGAACGCGGAATAGTTCTCCGTTCAGAGTTAGTTCATAACGGCGTTATGTATCCGAATGAGCAAAAGTGGCACAACGATGAATATCATTGTAAGGTTCGTTTTTTTGATACCGGCATCACAAGGTGGGTCCGACCCAAATGGCTTAAACATTTATCTAAGATAAGCAGATAATTTCCTTGACTTACGTTTAATTTTCTGATAATATATATATAGAACAATTAAGAAAGGCCCTCAAAATGGGTTGGAAAAGAAAGATACATTGTAGCTGGTGCGGCAAAGCAGGACACAACAAGACAACCTGCGAAGACAGAAGAAAATACGCAGCAGAGCGCCCAGGTGGCTTCGTCGCAGAAGAAATAAGAATGGAAGAAGCTAGAAAGACAAAAGGCAAAACATGTTCTTATTGTGAAGTGCAAGGCCACACACGGAGAACCTGCGAGCTTCTGAAGTCCGATAAAGATCAGGTTATCGCAAGAAGGAAACAGTTTCTTAGAGATTACGAACACCACGCTAAGAAATTGGGTCTTGGCCCAGGCGCCTTGGTGAAGGTTCCCATCGGCAGCCTCAAGGATCCTTTCGAGTCTTGGGTCATGGTAATGGTTACTGGTTATGATACGAATGGTTTTGATTACCGCCCACAATATCAAGATGTCACCCGAGCTTATACTTTGAGATCTCGAAGGGTTCTCCGAGGGCGTATAGTTTCCTTTCATCGTTATCCAGATGAGTGGACTACTCCAGCAGTAGGGGACCAGTGGGATCTTAATGTCGATTGTATGCTAGGTTTGATGCCCGAACTTTGGATGACTAAAGAATTCGTCGCTATGGGCAAGGATATAGAAGATCTGTGGAACACAACAGTCAACTGTTATACGCAGATGGTAGCTCCAGTCAAAGATGTTCGCTTCCCGGAATGGGAAGATATTACACCTGACCTAATGAATCAACATAGGTTCAAGCCACACGCGTCAGCAGGATACAGACAGAAAAGAAGGCTAAGAGATGTCGACCCTGAATGGCGGGGGCTATATGAGGGAATGGATAAACCAGAATACCCAGACTATGAAGGATACAACTAATGCAAGACCCATTTGAGTTACACCCAGACCACCCACCGTTTGAAAAAAAGAAAAAGAAATTCTTGACATTGTCTCAAGTTAATGATACTATAGATATAAAGATAAGGTCACTAGAAAGTACCCCCGTCGGTGTATGGGGCTTCAGCCGCCGTGACATCATCGAAGTGTTAGAGACAGTTAAGAGAGAATTAGTGGACAAATGTCAAAAAGATTAGTCGACAATGTAAATCGAATGACCCACGAAGAATTAATAGGGTTAGCAAAAAATAGATATATCGACCCTGAACTGCAGATGAGTATAGCTAAGCATTATTATACCCGGGCACACAATTACCTTGCAAAGAACGAAGGATTGAATCCTGCAGTTAGGGATTACTTATGGTCAGACAACTGCAATAAGGGCTACGTCTTAAAGAGCACGCTGCTCAATTCAGGTCAGTATAACGACGAACCTGAAAAGTTCTGGGAACTGTACAACAACTACCCCTCAATGTGGGCCCGTTCTCGATGGCGCGCTGTGAAGTGTTTCATAGGCGTATGGTCATGGTCTAAGCATGTCAATGAATGTCCGGGTGATCTATTGCATGAAATATATAATACCAAGCTCGATCCGAAGCTAGGGCCGCATGACCCTCACGCTCTTGCGGGCATGATGAACTCTTATGTACAAAGAGCGTGCCTAGAGAAGCTTGTGCGCCATCATAATTGCGATTTAAAATTAGCTATTATACTTTCTACGTGCGGAGATGAGGTAGTTCAGCGTCTCGCATTTGAAAAAATAGTAAAACTTTCCAAATAAAAAGTTCTTGACTCCAATACCCACTTGTGCTATACTATTTATATACAGTGGATGAGTAACCAATAACTGCTAACAACTAAGGAGAACCCAAATGGCAGTTGATTTCAAAACATTCTCAAGCATCGTTAATCACGTTACCGCAGTACGCAAGCCAGTCTTGCTACGAGGTCGCCACGGCATCGGCAAGTCTACAGTTGTCTATCAGTATGCCGAAAAGATCGGCTTGCCGGTTGTAGAACGTCGCGCATCTCAAATGACAGAAGGTGATCTCGTTGGCCTTCCAGTGATTGAAGGTAACAGCACCAAGTTCAACCCACCAGACTGGTTCAAGCAGGCTTGTGATAATCCAGTTGTCTTGTTCTTGGACGAGGTCGACCGTGCTACTCTTGAGGTCCGCCAGGGCATCTTTGAGTTGACGGACAGCCGCAAGCTGAATGGCCATCGTCTGCACGAGGGCACACTAATTTTCGCAGCTGTTAATGGTGGCGACCATGGTTCGCAGTATCAGGTTGGCGAGATGGACCCTGCAGAGCTTGACCGATGGACTGTGTTTGACCTTGAGCCTAGCATCGAGGATTGGTTGACATGGGCTAAGGATGCCGGCATCTCTGATATTACATGGGATTTCATAAACACTAATCGCGCCCACTTGGAGCACTCCGATGATTTCGAGCCTAACAAGGTATACCCTTCTCGAAGATCATGGGAACGTCTGGATGGGTGTCTAACACAGGCTAGTCTCTTAGACGAGGCTAGTCCTGCTCTTTACAACTTGACAGCTGCCTTCGTAGGTTTCGAGGCTGCTGTTGCTTTCAATGACTTTGTTCAAAACTATGATCGTCAAGTCACCATCGAAGACATCTTGGAGGAAGGTAACTTCACCAAGGTCACAGACTTTGGTATCAATGATCACACTGCGTTGATTGACAAGTTCGAGGCTTCAGATTGTTTCAAGACTGAGCTTGAGCAATCGAAGATTGATAATCTTGCACGCTACTTCATCATGCTTCCTTCTGAGGTTGCAATGAAGCTTTGGTCTGTCCTAGGAAATGGAGAGATTGAAAACACAATCAAGCTACATCAGTCAGAAGTTGACGGCAACTCCGTATCTGACTATCTCGTAAAGATCCTTGCAGGCGACAACTCAGGAGAGTAGCCATGACAAACTTTGACTTGAACATTCACACGGCTCGTCTCTTGATGGACGAGCCATTCTTCGCAGCTGTATCTCGCAGGATTGACAAGCGTGCCACTTACGCTATCCCAACTGCAGGTGTCATGGTCAATCCTGATACAGCTCAGTTCGAGATGCTTTACAATCCAGAGTTCTTTGAGAAGCTTACAGACTTGGAACGCCGCGATGTATTGAAGCATGAGTTCTATCACATTACTTTCTTGCATGTGACAGATCGTATGCCTGAAGGTGTCAAGCCAAAGCTGTGGAATATTGCAGCTGATCTTGCTATCAACTCTCACTTGACAAACTTACCAGAAGGAGGTTTGATTCCAGGCGAAGGGCCCTTCAAGGATCTTCCACGCGGGATGAGTGCAGAGTGGTACTTGGACAATCTCCCAAAGGTTGTAAAAGACAAGAAGGAGATGGAGTACTCAGAAGAAGGTGAGGATGGTGAGCAAGGCCCTGCTGGTGCACCAGGCCAGCCCGGCGGTGATGGTGGTGAAGAAGTAAGTATGGCAGATCTATCTGATGAAGATTTGCCAGATACTCTTGATGATCACAGTGGTTGGGGCAACTGCAGCCAAGAAGTGAAAGACATGGCTAAGGAACGTCTCAAGGATATTATCAAGAAGGCAGGAGAAGAATGCTCAAAGACAAACAGTTGGGGATCAGTATCAGCTGAGTGTCGTCGCAAGATTATGAAGGTTCTTGAATCAAAAGTTGACTGGAAGAAGGTTTTGCGATACTTTGTCAAGGCAAGCCAACGCGCCAACCGCTCTAGTTCTATTAAACGTATTAATCGCCGGTATGCTTATGTTCATCCTGGCAAGAAGTCAAACAGAGTAGCAAAGGTTGCAATCTCAATTGATCAATCAGGATCTGTTGACGACAGTATGCTATCAAAGTTCTTTGCAGAACTCAACAAGTTGGCAGAGATTGCAGAATTTGTAGTTATTCCTTTTGATACTAGAGTCGATGAAAAGTTGGTTTACACATGGAAGAAGGGCCAGAAGCGCCAACAAGACAGAGTAATGCACGGCGGCACTTGTTTTGATGCCCCAACTGAATATGTCAACGGCCAAGCATTCGATGGGCACATCATCCTAACAGATATGTGTGCACCTAAGCCAAAATCAAGTAAATGTCAGAGAATGTGGATGACGACTGCAACACACGCACATCGTCCATACTTTGACACGAAAGAAAGAATTGTTGTAATTGATTAGAAGTTGATTACAGCTTTAAAATCCATCGGAATTTTGATCACTTCCGATGGTGTCGTTTGGTCAGCCAAGGGCTTCCCTTGCCAACGGCGAGTTTTGCTAGGAATAAACTATAGTATAAGGCGCGATTGCCTATAACCGCGCTCAACTGGACCTTAACAGAGCACAGGAGAGTGCCACGGGTTGAAAAGAAATAAAATTAGACATAGGCTGGCGAGGGTAAGGCGGTAAGAACAGCCTCCCTAGCATAACTCACTCGGAGGATAAGATGATTGACCCAGACCTTTACGACATATTGTGGCAAACTACAGCAGGGATAGGAATTGCTTTTTTCTTTTTTCTTGCTTTTCTTTTTAGCGATCCATAATTAATAATAGGTGCGAAAGCTCTTTCGCACTTTCACTTAAAACGAGGGCCGTGATCTTGGGGTAGTTATTGGAGTTCTATTGGGTTTTATGTACGCCAACTTCCTTGATTGGGGAATTCACATATTGTTGCATAAACCCAAAGGAAAATCACGACTTAAGTTCCACTGGAAACATCACGCCGTTGCAAGAAAGAACGAAAACCACGATAAAGACTATGCCCAGAAAGTATTCCATAATGAAACTTGGCTAACTTTACTGGGCGTAGCCTTACATGCTCCACTTCTTTATGTTTGGTTCCCATTTGCAGCAACAGCTATGATATATGCGCTCTTGTATGTTGTTTTGCATCGTAAGACCCACCAGCACGTTGACTTCTTCAAGAAGTGGATGCCATGGCATTATGAGCATCACATGGGCAGGAATCAGAATGCAAATTGGTGTGTACTGTTTCCGTTGATGGATCATATTATGGGCACAAGGGAAAAATGGCTAGATAAAGCATAATTATATTATGCATATTAAACAGGGTGACTTGGTCGCTTGCTACATTACAAACACGGATCAATGGGAAATGTTGATGTCATGGGGAATTGTGTTGGAAGTGAACCCTAACCTTGAAGATGTTCTGGTGTTGGACAACGACGGCCGTACTAATTGGTGGCCCCATCGAAGGTGGAAGATACTTTCTTCAAAAAAAAACATAAAACATCTTGACATTGAGTTGAAATTAGCGTAATATATAACTATGGAATATTGAGGATTTCTAAAATTGGTAAAGCCTGGAGATTTAGTGAGATATGCTTGGTCACAGGCTGTGGGGCTGGTGTTGGAGGTAGCTCGCGATGAAAACTCTGGCAGGGTGATCCTTCTGGTGGAGTGGCCACAGTGGTATGCCGAGGAAATGAACGCAAAGTCCCGTAAATGGTGGACCAGAGAAGACAGATTCTTGATTAAACTTGGAAAGGAAACATCTAGTGGTTGATTTTTGGATAATATTCTTTGGAATTTTTACAACGTTATATATCTATGATAGATACAAAGCGGCTTTAAGACAAATTAGATTAGAAGAATTGATAAGACAAGACGTTAAAAAAAGACAACAGTCGAAGAGGCTGAATGAATTATATGGCCGCGAAGATGAAACGCGGTGATCTTATTAGGCTGGATAGCTCGTTTAAAGAA